AGGTATCCAGCTGGTCACTCTAATAATTCAGGTTAAGGTGTAAATTTGGGCCGGGGAGGAAACTTCCCGGCTTTTCTCCGGCGGTTGGCGGTGGGAGTGTGGCGCGTCGCGCAGGGGCAAAAAAAAACCGGGCCGAAGCCCGGTGGAGATTACGGGATGGAGGTCCCGATTTACAGCGCGATGTCGTCGATATCGCCTTCGGCTGCCAGTTTCTCGAGGCGGGCCTGGGCCTTTTCTGCACGGATGACAGCGATGGTGGCCTTGACGCGTTCGTTGCTGCGCATGGTCTTGAGCTGTTCGTCGGTTGCATCCTTGAGTGCGGCTTGAACTTCGGCCACAGGCAGGCCTTTGATGCGGGCCAGTGCATCGGCCAGCTCGGTGGTGCGTGGCTTGGAGTCGCCTTCGCCACGTGCGGCACGCCACTCGCCATTCTTCAACTGGTTGAGGGTGTCGGTGAACAGACCCTGGGCAACGTCAACATCACCCTTGCTTGCCGAATAAGCATCACCCAGTTTCTGGCTCATGCCGTGCAGGGCGAAGTGCAGTTGGATGTCGGGGGAGAAGTCTTCGAGGCGGACCAGCTGCGGCTCTTTGCCGGCGAATTCAAACTCAACACCCTTCGATTCAAAATCCAGAACCTTGCTTGCTACTTTAGCCATGTTTATTACTCCTTTTGTCGGTTGAAAGATTAAGCTTTTGCAATTCTTACATTTGCAAATTCATATTATATGGCTCCGGTGAGGTTGTCAAGCACAAAATGCAGGTAGGGCTGGAATGGCGGTCGGGGGGATAAATGGGCATATATGGGAAATTTATATCTCCCTAAGTGCGGTCCATAGTATAGTCCCCAACACCCGATTTTGGCTCAACCCCCACCCATTCCCACAATCGCACACTCCCACACTCACACTCACTCACTCAGTATTTAATTATTTTTTTTTTATAATAAGGGAGAGGAAGAACACGGGAGGGGATGGGAAAGAGATAGGGTGGGGCAATGGTCGAAAACGGGATTCGGGGGAGATACAATAAACGTTACTTAGGGAGATAGATGAATCCCATATATACCCCCATTTACCCCAAACATCTCCCCCAAAACCTCTTGACAACTCCCACCAAACCCCGCACAATTAACCATCCGTCAACCAACTGGAGACCCTCCATGCCACACCCGACCAACAGCGCTACATACGAACAAACCTTTAAACTCGTCGTTGAAGTCCTCGGCCGACGAGGACGTACTGAGGATATTGTGATTAAGCAACCCGACGAAAAGAAAGCGATTCGGTTTCGGCTTAGATATTACAGCTTTTTGAAGGTACTGAAACGTGAGGCAGAAGAGATGTTTATCAAGGGCCGTAAAACCGGGTCCCCAGAACTGTGCGCGAAAGCAGAGGAATTGCTTGAACAGTTAGTGCTGGTGCGTCGGTTTAAGGCAGTACTCGAAGGCAATACCGTTCTCTTTACTGACCGCGATGCGCAAGAAATTGACAACATTAATAACCTGATGAGTGAGTTGATGAAAGACACTGCACATCTTTCGGCTGACATTATGACCAACACACAGGCAGCAAATAGTTTTGAAGCTAAACTCGAGGCGCAGGTAAAGGAAAGCCGAGAACAGCGCCTCGCCAACACGCCACCCCGCAATCCGCTTGATGACGTTCTCGACGAAACCCGCGATGCACCTGTCGGCATTTCCGCAAACACGCTGCTGGAGCGCACCGCTACCCGGCTCATCCACGGGGCACAAGCACAATTTACACTCCCTTTCGACACCCCTGACAGCGCAGCCGCCTTCCACCTGCAATGGACCACCTATTGCCTCGGTCGGCCCGACATCACCCCGCACCGCACTGACATCGACGGCAAGAACATCACCTTCACCCGCAACATCTTGGATGAATTTACAGGCCAGCAACCGTAAATAATGATTGACAACTTGGACGGTCTTATTATATAATGGGACGATGATTAAAATAATCATCACCCCATCGACAACCTTAGAAAGGAAACACTAAATGCCTGAACTATACTCCCTCTTCCGTACCGAAAACGGACAGCTTATTCATATGCAAACCGGTCACCTGGAAGAACTTCAGGACCGCATGGATAACGAAGCTGAAGACTTAACCGGGGAAGATGCAATGTTAATTCTCCCCACCGTTGCCTTCGCGCAAAACCTGTAATCATACTGGGGGAAGTGCAACACGCATTTCCCCCTAAAGAGGGGACCCACACATGCCTACAAAAACCTCGCGACCGGCCCAACGCATCAGTGACGACGGGCTAAAAGCCTGGCTAACGCAAGTCCGGCAGAGCCTTTTAAATGCCTCAATCAGCCTTCCCCCGTACAACTCCCACGCCTTCCGCATTGACCGGCTGGACGAAGCCATCGCAAAGCTGCAGTGGCTAAAATCCCGCCTGCAAGCGGAACAAACCCTTGACCAGATGAAAGGCTAAACGCGATGCCAAACACCTCTACAAACTGGAACCTCGTCGACAAGAACTTCAACCGCATCTCGGTCGGGGATAAGCTCCCCGACTTCCGAGGCGACCTATGTACCGTTACCGGCCTCGGTCACCCACCACGCACACCTGAGAGTTCCGGTCGCATAGAACTCGACGGTAGCCTCTACTACCCCAGCATCGTTGACTGCATCTGGCTTACCGACGAGGCACTCTACGAAGCCCAGGTGACCGCCCTCGAACACGCAGGCATCCCGCGCAGCGACGCGCAAGGCATAGTCGACGCGACAAAGCTTCAACAAACCCGCAGTACCCCCAACCACAACTAAGGAGCAAGCGCAACATGGAAACCGCACTTATCATCGACAGCAACCGCATTTCAGTATTCCAACTTCCCGGCAACCAGTTGCCCGAGGTCATTATCCTCACAACCGCCGCAGGGGACAGCGTAACCTACTCCGCCCTCGGCCTCTTTGACACCGGCAGCGAAACCACGCAGCCAGACGGCAACCCCCCGTCCGACCCGGAAAACCCCGACGCGCCCCCCGCCGAGGAAAAGTCCGGGGGCGCTGGTGACCCCGCAACCGGGAACCAGGAAGAAACCAACGAAAAGCGCAGTCTGTTCTAACCCTGCCTCGAGCCAGTTCCCCACCCCTCGGGGAGCTGGTTCCGGGCAGGGAAGAACCCTGCACAACAAAGGAGACCCGACAACATGGATATAAAAGCTGAAATTCTAGCCGCCGCAGCCGAGGCCGAACTCGCGCCCCAGTGCTACATCACCGGCTGCGCACTCTACCTCTCCACTCGCACGTGCTGCGCATGGGGCGACCTCTTCATCTTTGGCGATATGTACATCTTCAACGCCAGCACCTACAAAGAAGAGGCCATCCTATCCTACCACTCCCCCGAGACCCACCGCGAACAGCGCTGCCTCATCGTCCACGGCAACGACTACTTTGAGCGCCGAGGCGTCTTCGTCATCAACAAGCGGGACGCCGAGCTTAACGCCATCGCGAAAATGTACAAGGGGATTGAAGAATGAGCAACGGAACCCCTGAACAAAAAGCCGCCGCAAAGCTCGCGCTGGCTGAACTCTTCGGCGACCTGCTAACCCCGCCACCCAAGGGCAAACCCGGGAGGCCCAAGAAAACCGCTTCCGGGGACGGCGAACCGAAGGTTTTCAAGCCTCGGGCCTTCCCCACCTCCCCACAAACCTCGCCCTTCTTCGAGGCGACTTCCCGCGAGTACTTCATCGTCGAGCAGCACTGCCTATCGTGCGGCAGCTTTACCCGCTACGCCGAAACCAAGATGCTCCGCTACAAGGCCGTCAAGCGGAAGGACGGGCTGGCAATAGAAATCCCTTGCTGCCTACCGGCCCCGCTCGACGTACCCAGCCTTGTCACATACCGGAGCGAGAGCACAGACTTCTGCGCGCACTGCGTAGAGATAACCTCCCGGCTCGACAGCAGCACCCTGTTCGAGCTTTCTAACCCCAACACTGCACTTCAACTAAAACTCTTTAATTAAGCGGAGGGAACCACCAAATGAGCACACCAAACCAAACTGACAAAGACCGCGTCGAGGCGCTACTCGAAGAAGCGCGACAACGCGCCGAAGCGCAAAAGGCGCGGGGCGAAACACCTGACCCCATCCACCCGGACGAGCTTTTGCGCGCTGCCGCCGACGGAGAGCTTAAGCCCCTCTACACCGTACACGTATTTCCAGTGCCCGGTGCCGAGGGCCTCCTCGCTCCCGTCCTACACGTCACCGCAGACGGACGGCAGTTCTCCCGCGTTGACATCGCGGAACACCTCACCTCCCTCGCCATAGCCCTCGTAACGGGCGAGGGAGCAATCCTCAACGGAAAGGGACACTAACATGAAAAACACCCTGCTCGCTTGCCTGTTTAAGCGCATCTTTGGGAAGAAAACGCCAGTGCTTACAAAGCCAGTCCTCCCGCCCGGCTACTACACCGTCAAGGCGTGGCACCCCGACGACTGTTACCACAGTTCCTCGCACTGCCGCCCCGGCACCATCGTGTACCTTACGAAAGCCCTTGACCTCAGGGAGGACGGGACGGCTGTCGGATACCTGTTCATGTTCGACGAGGTAACGTGTATCTGGCGCTGGACTTGCGTCTATCGCGCTTGGCTTCGCCCCCTGCGCGGGATGCGACTCAGCACCTTCACTGCCGCACATCCACAAGCGCCCACCTTCGAGGAGGTTCCACATGTCTAGAGGCCGCACCGCTAACACCGAGAAATCTATCCGCTGGCGGATTGAGGTCAAGGAGCGGATTGCCGCGCAGGTCGAACTGCTCCTGCTCGACCCACTTACCGGCGACATCGCTTACGGCGCCCGTTCCGCGCTCGTCAACCAGCTCCTCCGCGAGTGGCTCGACAAGCAGCGCCGGGCCAACCCCGTTATTGTGGAGGAAACCGAAGAGGACCGCCGCGAAGCTCGAGGCGACCGGGAACCCGAAATGCGCTTTCAGGCCGACCTCGACAAGAAGGACTTTGGCTAATGTGGATTCTCCTGTTCATCACGTTATCCGGGGAGTATGTCATCGACAGATTCCCCACGCAGGGGCAGTGCCTAGCCGAGGCCCGACTCTACAACCAAGGCAGTTTTCGGGATGAAATCTTTACATGTCGTAAGGCAAAATGAAAACTTCACGTACAGCGGCACATAACTCGTGCTGTTGTGCGGGGGGCTTTCCCCAGCGACTGGCGGCGCTTACCGCCTAACTTTACGGAGAAAAAAGAAATGACTAAGAAATGCGTTATCATAGCACTTATGGCACTGTTCACCCTACCAGTTTACGCGGGTAACGACCGCGACGACTGCCCCGGAAATAGCTGTCACGGCGGTCAAGGTGGTCAGGGCGGTGATGGGGGTGCAGGCGGCGACGCTAATTCCCTCGGCATCGGGATTGGTGTTGGCGGCTCAGCTAATGCCACCGGCGGCGACGCAACCGCTATTGGCCTGGGCGGCAAGGGCGGCGATGCCAGCGCCATCAGTGTAGGCGTGGGCGGTGAGGGTGGTAAAAGTTCCTCCGACGCCGATGCCAGCGCCAAGGCCGGGGCAAATGCCGGCTCTTCGAGTGGCGGTAATTCGCTCACCGTCAACGAGGGAGACTATGAGGCCCGTGCCATCCCGGTAGGCAGTTCTATCGCCGCCGGTGCTAACGGCACCTCGAAATGCCTGAAACATGCCAGCACCTCTGGTAACCTGTTCTTTGTCTCGTTCGCACGCGCTTCCCACGAGCCTGACTACATGTGCTGGGCACAAGAACTGGGCGCTCCCGAGGTTGCAATACAGATGGCCTGCAACGACTCCGGGTCGTTCCGTAAGGCTTACAACCAAATCGCCCGTCGGCACGGCAAGGAAGAGTGCCTGAGCGAGTAACCGACCTCTCGCAAAGGGGCCGTTGCTAAACATGGAGAGAATCGCGACTCTGTGAAGTGTCTAGCCTGTAGTGCCTTCGGGCGCTATGGAGTAGGTACTTTCCCCCAACCGTTAAGGAGCTTTAAATGAAAATACTCGCCACAATGCTTATCGCCGCCATCGCAATTCTGTTCTACCTGATGGTTAATCGGCCCGACCTGCAGCACGTCACCGACGCTTGCCTCAAGCAGTCTTATTTCGACATCTGCATGTTCAGGGAAGGCGCAACCCCCGAACTCTGTGAAGCCGCTGCAAAGTCAGCTTCCCTCCGCCCAAAGCACTCTGTAATGCCAACCTGCATTGAGGTGACCGAATGAACGAAGAAGACTTGCGCGCGGCCTTCGAGGCCAAACAGCTAATCCTCGGCGAAAGCCGGGAAGAACTCACCCGTACTCCCAGCGGCTACGAGCGTGAGGAAATTAATGCCGACTGGGTTTGGTTCAAGGAAGGAGTACGCTATGCAACAGAACGGAGATAAGCCGGAAGAAACTCGGGTAGTGCCAGTAGAGCCGACAAACGATGAATTTGCCAAGAAAGTTATGGAGCACATTCCTGTACGCGAAAATACAAGGCTATTCAATCCACCAACCCACGAGGTAGCCACCCCACAGCAGCAGGAGTTCGTGCAAACAGTACCCGACCACTGCGACCGTATCGTGTGGCGAGGGCACTATTACCACTTACCGCTTGCAGCACAGCCACAAGAGGAGCTCGTGGAAGTATGCGCCGAAGCGTATCAGGTGGTCGGCTCCCTGCTTTCTGATGTTGGGGCGCTTGATACTGACAAAGCCGAGAAGATACTGGACAATTTAGGTGAACAGCGCATGATTCATAAAGACGTACTCCCTTGGCCCTCGTTTGCGCAGCCGCAAGAGGAGCCGGAGGCCGAGCTTGGGAACGAAATGAGCCTCGACGATTTCAAAGAACTGCTTACCTCGTACGGAGGTGGCAGGTTTGTCGAGCTTCACTACCGTGGGCACTTAGCTTTTGGCATACTCGTCGCAGAGATGGCAGAGGGTGATAGTATGCGGCAGGTTGCTGCTGAGATTGTGTCGAAGTTAAACGCAGCCCCGCAGCAGCAAGACACTGAGTCCTTACAACCGCAATGGAACAACCTTCCATCTGAGATAAAAGACTGGCATAAGCGTATTGAATCGCGGTTGCAGGGTGAGCCGGTGTTGTATGCAAGAAAGAGTGAACTTGCGCAGTTGGAGTTCAAACACATCGAGAGCGAATACATCCTGACAGCGAGCACACGCCAAGACGAGGTGTATGACGCCCCCCTCTTCACCCAACCACTCACCGCTGACGCCATCTTTAATCAAGGGATAGAGGAAAGCGTGAATCGAGCAGCCGCCTTCGTCGCAAACAATGAGTGTGAGATTGACTTGGCTGGACTTGCGCAAGAAATACGTAATGGAAAGCGCCCCACTGATATGGTGACGATAAGCAGGACAAAGTTGGAGGAAGCCTTCTCGGATGATGGTGTAAATCTGACTAAGTTGGTAGAGGTTGTCTCCCGCGAACTGGAGGGGAAGTGATGAGCATGCATCGTAAGCCATTGACGGACTTGGAACGTGAAGGGCTAATAGCGCATGGGTTTGAGCGGGACATAGGAAAGCCAAGCATGCTCGCGGATGTATTTAGGCACGGCGTGGCATGGGCGCTCGCAGCGACAGAGAAGGATGCGGAGCTGTTAAAAGGCCTTCGTCGCCTATGCGGTTACGTGCAGGACGGAAGTGCGGAAACGGTATCAATCTATCAAGACGACGCTACGCGAGACTGGGGCGTACGAGTCGGGACAGCCTTTACAGGGCGCGACCGCAACTATCACGGGATTTCCTTCGAGGAAGCTCTTGAGGCCGCCTTCAAAAAGGAGCTCCCTCCCGATGCCTAACATCCGCAACCGCAAGCGCTACCTCCCCATCGCGCAAGAACTCCGCAAGCGCCTTGAGGCCTACGGCATCAAGACAGAAATAAAAACCATCGCCGCGTGGGGGAGCATTTACATTACCTGCGAGGACTCGCGGATGGGCCAAATCCGCATAGGTGACCACGACGAGCGCGACCGCTACGGCTACCGCTGGCAGGTGCGCACGGACCTTGAGGAGATTGCCATTGACACCTCAAAAGGTCACCGGCGCTTCTTCTACCCACCCTCGGAACTTGCCGCCATGGCCAAGCGCATGAAACAATACCACATCCGCATTCTGGAGAATGCTCAAAGGGAAGAAATATATGATAAACTCCAAGCCCAAGGGTAAGCGGGGCTTCGCCTCGATGGACCCCGAGAAGCAGCGACAGATTGCCAGCAAAGGTGGGAAGTCGGCACACGCGCTTGGGCTTGCCCACCGCTTCACCAGCGAAGAGGCTCGCGCCGCCGGCAAGAAGGGCGGGATGAGTTCCGGCTCGCAGCACCGATGGACCCCGGAGGAAGCGCAAGCGGCCGGGCGCAAGGGCGCACTTACCCGTAAAAGAAAACTCAACCAACGAAAGGACTTAAAATGATAATCCAGAAGCCAGTATACATGCAGCGTTATCCTGACGGCCTGTGGCGAGAGCTACCAGAAGGGGAGTTTCAAGCCGACAACCCCAACCATTCGCTCTTCTATGAGATGCAGTTTGCCGCTGACGACACCTCCGACCAACTCAATTCCTTCATCGAGTCATGGTATGAGTTCTTCCGCCAAATCCCCCGCACCATCCACCACCTTAACTTGCGCTGGTGGACCGACAGCAATGGCCGCGACATCCGGCGCAACCCTTACTGCTTCAGCAATAAGCTGGCGCTAATTCACAGCGAAATATCCGAGGCGCTTGAAGGCGACCGCAAGAACCTCTATGATACGCACCTTCCACAGTTCCCCATGCGTGACGTCGAACTCGCTGACGCCCTTATCCGTATCCTCGACCTCGCCGAAGCTTACAACATCGACATCGCCAAGGCGACGATTGAAAAGCTTAAATACAACCGACGTCGTGAGGACCATACGGCTGAGCACCGGGCAACTGCCAACGGAAAGAAGTACTAACGTGGACAAGGGTGCAATTGCGTTTATAAAATTCATAGTAGTTATGATGCTGCTGATGTCTATTCTCGGGCCGATTTTCGTACTCGCTATGCGCTGGGTAACTTCCTTCCCTGTAACCGGAGGTTGTTAACATGCTCAGCCTCGGCACACAAATCAAGTCGCTTATGGGTTTGCTGGAACTCGATGACTTTACCTCATGGGAAACGGACTTTGTTTCCAGCGTAGCTCGGCAAACCCGCGAGGGGCAGGATACAACTCGGCTGACCGAAAAGCAAATTGAGGTTATCGAGCGGCTGCATAAAAAACATTTTGGAGGATAATATGAGCACACAACCTTTAACCTTGATGAACTGGAAGACCGACCCGGCCTTCGTGCAGTTTCTCCAGTTCGACTTCGACTTCAACTTCGCCTCCCCCGAGGCCAAGCGGCAGGTGATGACCCTGCTTCCCCTCGCCGTGGGCGACAACCGGATGCACGGAGCAATCGCCAATGCCGTGTTGAAAGAGGCACTTGACCTGTGGAACCGTCCGCGTGAACGGCACTTCTTCGTCCGCGAGAATATGCGCTGGCGGTACATCGGCATTGAGCGCTCCATGCATCTCATCCCTGTGAAAGCGCAGTATCGCGTTGGCCGACTCCGCCGCCGACTATCCCCTGGCTCATTCTGCCAACAGCCAAGCCACGAAGTTATTGCTTGACAAACTGGATACGGGCGCGTAATATTTTAATGGGACGATGATTAAATTAATGACCGTCCCAACTCTGAACCTCTACAACTTAAGGAGCTACACCATGAAAGCATCACACATACTCAGCCTCATGCAAAACGACTACACGACCGTTCAGGTTGCTTACTCCGAGGGCGGCAAACTTTACACCTTCAAGGCACTGAAAAGTGACAACCTCGCGAAGGATGATTTTGTTGTCATCCCAACCAGTTACAACGACTGGGGCTACACCCTCGGCAAGGTCATCTCCGTCGACGAGGAGGCTGACATCGACACCTCCGTCGCCTACACCTACAAGTGGATTGTTGGCAAGGTCGACCTCGTCCGCTACGCAGGTATCCTGGAAGTGGAAAAACGCTTTGAGCGCCACATTCTTAATATGCAAAAAGCCAACACGCGCCGGCAGCTGGTACAGTCCGTCCTCGAAAGCTTTCCTGAGGGTTCAAAGGAACGCGCCGATTTCGAGCTGCTGCTGAACTCCGGCCAAAGTCTTGAACAAATCGAAAGGATGTTAAACAATGGAACAAACCTCAACAACGACTCTAACGACGATGCCCCAGGCGCCGGTACTGGGGGTAGCGGAGCTTAACGACCTCCGCCGCCGCGTACTCGCCGGCGAGCAAGTCTCCACCGAGGAACTCGCCGCCGGGATTAAGGCTATTCGCCAAGGCCGCGCCAGTGCAATGGCGGCTAAGGCGAAGGCCCCCGCCAAACGCAAGAAGAAACTCAGCGAAGAAGAAGCAGAAGCTGAGCTCGACAATCTATTAGGAGGTATTGGCCTTGGACAATCCGAAAAGTAATCTTGAACTCGTTCTCGAGGGGGGCAAGGCCCCCTTCCCCGAGGTCATCGACAACACCTACCGCGAGGGCTTCACCCTCTGCCACCAAAAGCACTACTGGCAGGCCATCGTCCGCATAACCCCTGACGTGCCCAACATCCACCTTCATGCCGGGAAGAGTTTCGCCAAGGCTCTCGAAACTACCCGCCGGGAGTTTTATGAAAATGGAAAATCTTCCACCGAAGCAGTTGCCCTCGGCCATGCCGCCCTCATCCAAGCCTACGGCGACTTCGACGTTATCCACGGATACACTGACCACAACAAGTCCTGCGCCAATATGCTCCGAGCCTTCGAAGACTATTTCTTCGAGTATTCGCTTGACCATTCAAGCCTTGTACCGGTCACCACAGCAGACGGGAAGCGAGGTATCGAGTTTTCTTTTGCAATCCCCACTAACGTCTTGCATCCCACAACGGGCAATCCAATACTCTATGCGGGTCGATTCGATATGCTTGGGGAGGATGTGGACCTTCAGTGGGTCGTCGATGAGAAAACTTCCTCGCAGCTTGGCCAGTCTTGGAACAGTCAGTGGGACCTTAATTCCCAGTTTACGGGCTACTGTATGGCGGCAAGACAATACGGATACCCTGTGGCAGGTGCCATTATCCGTGGAGTTGGCCTTCTTAAGACGAAGATTTCTCATCAGCAAGCTGTCATCTATCGACCTGAATGGATGATTGAGCGCTGGTGGAACCAACTTCACCGCGACCTCAAAATGATGATTGCCCTTTGGGAAGCGGACGACGGCAAGGGCAGCGCCTACGACTTTGCCCTCGGCGGGGCCTGCACATCCTACGGCAACTGCACCTTCAAGAATATGTGCATGTCGAACACTCCCCATGACTGGGCGCGAGTTGGCTTCCGGGCGAACGAGTGGAGTCCGTTGGCCGGCTTCGACCACTAAGCCAATGTCGGGTCTTGTCAAAGTTGACGTGTTTTTCGGGGCCGAGTTTATCGGCTCCCTTACCCAATACCACTTCAACACCAACAGCGACCGGCCGGCAATACAGAACGGCAGCGTTCTCGGCCTCTGCCCGTTTTGCGGGGAAATCTGGCTTCGGGCCGTCCACGCCGAGGGCCTGCCGTACTGGCGGACCGTCGAGCTACCTTGTTTAACCCATGCCCACCTGTGGGGGGACCATGCATTCAGGTGGGGCACTTTTGAGCACCTTATCGGGGACATTACCGACGCCCCTCATGATGTGCTTTTACTCGAATTCCTCTGGTGGTGCAAGCGCCGGGGAAACAACCTTTTAGGAGATTAGAAAATGTTTTCAGCTAGAGACTTAGCAGACCCACAAATTTCAGCCGTACCAAGCGCTCGCGGCGAAGTCACCTCAAACATGACCGACATTCAAGAAACAATAAACGCACTGGAAAACCTTCTGGGAAATCTAGAAGACCGTCTTAAGCCAGTTACTGCGGAGTCCCCGCAAGCTGTCAGTGATGGCATAAAGCCGCCGTCTGGCGATACCCAACTCGGCTATGCTCTCAACGAAGTTCAGTTCCGCCTTGAAGGTATTCGCGTCCGTATGTTCACTCTGCTGAATTGCTGTCAGCTATAGAAAAGAGGCTTGACACCTGCATTTAATGGGGATATGATTTTTTTAATCATCACCCCATTACCAGCTACCACTAACCTCAGGAACCAGATACCATGCCAAATACCAAAACCCTTACCGCGTTTGTATATGCTCATAAATCCGCTTACTCCACCCCTGAAGAGTCGCACTTTATCATGCTCAGCGGCTACCCCATCGACGACCCAAGCTTCATTTTGCTCGAAACCCGCGACCTCGAGGTGAATGTACCCGAGGAATCCGAACTCATCCCGAAAACAGTTGCTGCCCTTGAGGCGAAAAAGCAAAAGATTCGGGCAGATGCTCATGTGGAAGTCGAAAAAATCGAAGACCGCATTCAGTCCCTTCTCTACCTAACCCACAAGGAATAAAACCTATGGACGCTTCAACCCAAGCGGCAGCCCCGACTCCGTCCGAAGACACCGCTATCTACATTCCCGGCCCCAAGACGCTTCTCGTCGGCGGCACCGGCACCGGCAAAACCCACAGCCTCCGGACGCTCGTCGCCCAAGGGCTCGAGGTCTTTGCCTTATTCACCGAACCCGGCATGGAGGTTGTTGCCGACATCCCGACCGACAAACTCAAGTGGCACTACATCCCCCCGGCCTCACCCGACTGGGCTGACATGCTGGACAGCGCCACGAAAATCAACTCGATGTCGCTGAAGATGATTTCTGGTATGGAGGACATTAATAAGCGTAAGTACCAGGGCTTTATGGATGTTGTTCGGGTACTCGGTAATTTCGTCGACGAGCGCACCGGCCAGTCCTTCGGTCCCGTCGACAAATTCGACGCCAAGCGTGTTCTCTGGATTGACTCGCTCTCCGGCCTCAACATCCTCGCCATGAACCTCGTTACCGGGAGCAAGCCGGTAAAGTCAATGGCGGACTGGGGTATGGCGATGGACAACCTCGAGCGGCTCCTCACCAAGCTCTGCGTCGACGTCCCCTGTCCAGTTGTCTTGGTCGCCCATGCTGAGCGCGAAACCGACGAGGTCACCGGCGGCACAACGCTGATGGCCAGCACCCTCGGTAAGAAGCTCGCCCCCCGCCTCCCCCGTTTCTTCTCCGACGTTATCAATGTCAAGCGGGATGGGGACAAGTTCACTTGGTCTACGATGACGCACAACATGGACCTTAAGGCTCGCAACATTCCCCTTGCCGACAACCTCGCCCCGACCTTCGAGCCCATCATCAAGGCTTGGAAGGCCCGGAATGAAGAAGCTCGTAAGGCTCGCAATGGAGGCTAACAATGCAACGCGAAATTGAAGCTACCGTAAGGTTAGTCTATACATGGATTAATCTCCGACGTCCTGACCTTTGGGTTCGTATACAAGATACAAATCTGGAGCAAGACCGGATTCTGCTTAACCAAGTTACAGGTTGCAATGTCCAGGCGGAAGACCCCATAATCTTCGGTATGCTTTCGCATTTACACCGACTTGAGGAGATTTTCGAAAATCGGGTTGATTAGTATTCCAGCGCAGGGTAGAGGCTGTGCTGTGAACCGGCAGGAAAGTCTGTCACGAGCTTTCGCTGTCCCCGCATCCGGTAAGCGGGATATAACTATAACTTTACTTTTGACGTACCTTAACCATTAACAAGGAACCATTTACCATGGCAAATGAAGATACCACTTTCAATGTTGACGCTTTTCAGAACGCTCAATTTAGTGATGCAAACTCCACTGAATACGTTCCCGTCCCTGTCGGCGAGTTCCCTGCCGTCATCGATAAGCAAGCAATTCGTCAAGCCAAGCAGTCCATCATCCTCGATGTAACCTGGAAGATTGACAGCGAAGAAGTGGCTCGCGAAACCGGCATCGAAAACCCAACCGTTCGTCAGTCCATCTTCCTCGATGTGAACGAAAACGGCAACCTGGAATTCGGCAAGGGCAAGAACGTTCAGCTCGGCCGACTGCGCGAAGCTCTGGGTCAAAATGTCGCCGGTCAACCCTGGACCTTCTCCCACCTCGTGGGTCAAGTCGCCAAGGTTCGCATCGCTCATCGCGCTGATACGACCAGCACTCCTGGCAATACTATCATGCGTGCTGAAGTTGCCGGCGTGACAAAGCTGTAATTTCGATCAGTTTTTAATCTGTATCAAGAAGGGGTTTCGGCCCCTTCTTTTTTCGGAGCATCATATGTTTCCATCAGTAGTAGAACACCCCACCTACGGGCGGCTGACGGTTAAGTCTGCTGGACACTTTCCCGACACAGCCATCGTAACTGACGAATCCGGCAAGGAATTCGAAATCGAAATAAAACACCTGATAAAGGGGACCACAAATGACACCACTCCTCGCAAGTGAAATCATAGTAAGAGAAAATCGCCAACGTCAAACCTTCGACATTGACAAAATCACCGAGCTGTCAGAAAGCATTCAGCGCAACGGCTTGATGCATCCGATTGTGGTGCGCCGTACTGACGAGGGCTTCGTGCTGGTCGCCGGGGAGCGTCGACTCAAAGCTATGCAAATGCTGATTGACCTCGACATCCCTGTCCGCTGCGGAGACACTCTCTACACCGGCGGAACCGTACCGAACCTCCAGCTTGGCGAACTCTCTCCCGAGCAAGCCGAAGAAGCCGAACTCGAAGAAAACATCCGGCGAGTAGATTTAACGTGGCAGGAGAAAGCCGCCGCCACCGCCCGTCTTCACTTGCTGCGCAGCAAGCAAGCTGACGCCGCCGGCCAGTTCCGCCAAACCCTTGCTATGACCGCCGCCGAGCTTATCGGCGACCTCCCCACCAGCAACGATGTCTCGATTGTTAAGGAAAACCTTATCATCGCGCAGCATCTCGATGACCCTGACGTCGTCAAGGCGCCGACCCAGAAAGAGGCATTAAAGGTTATCGAGAAAAAAGCCAAGGCTCAGCATCGTGCTGAGCTTGCAAAAAAGTTCGACCTGACCAAATCCCCGCACCGGCTTATCCACGCTAACAGCCTCGAGTACATGGCTGACTCCCTTGGCGATGAGGTTTTCGACTGCCTTCTCACCGACCCCCCGTACGGAGTTGACGCCTCGAATTTCGGCAGCAACTTCAGCACCCTCCACGAATACGAAGACGGATGGGAGTATTTCCTCGGCATTTCCCGCACCCTCTCTATTGAGGCCTTCCGGGTACTGAAACCCAACACCCACGCCTACGTCTTCTGCTCTTTCGAGGGCTTTTCCATCCTTGCGCGGGACTTCACTAAGGCCGGCTTTAAGGTGTGGCCACAACCGCTTATCTGGGCGAAGGGTAACGGCAACGCCCCTTGGGTTTCCCAGGGCCACAAGCGCACCTACGAGTGCATCATGTTTGCAAGCAAGGGCACTCGTGAAATGAACGTCGTCAAGGCAGACGTTCTTGTCCACTCCCCGGTGAGTGACCGCGAGCACGGCGCCGAAAAACCCGTACCCCTGCTCGTCGACCTGCTCCAGCGCAGCGTCGTTCCGGGCGATAAAATCCTCGACCCATTCGCGGGGTCAGGTAGTATTTTCCCAGCGGCCAGCGCAGTCTCCTGCGTCGCCGTGGGGATTGAACGCGAAGAAGCTTCCTTCAACCTTGCCCTTACAAAATTGGAGAATTAACATGGCAAAAGGACTTAACCAAGCTGTTGACACACTCGACTTTTCCCCTCCCCGCACCCCGGAGTTTCTCGCCGCACCTCCTCCGTCGGTTTTCGAGGAAGCTGACACCATCGTGAACGGCGACCGGGAGCAAACCTACGGCCACCCGGCAAAGAACCTCCACGCCACCGCACTTATGTGGAAGGCTCACATCGAGGCCAAGTACGGTATCGTTGTTCCCCTCGACGCCTTCGACGTTGCCTGGATGATGGCGAACCTGAAACAGTGCCGCCAGATGCATATGCATAAGCGCGACAACCTTGTCGACGCCATCGGGTACATCGGGCTGGAGCAAAAAATCCGGGATTACAACGCCAGAACAGGGAGCGAGAAACAATGCAACGCAAATCAACAAGCCTCCTCGAGGCCTGCCTCGGGACAGCTGTCGGATTCGGGGTCAGCCTCATCCTCCAAATAGTCATACTGCCGAGAATCGGCTGTCACGTATCGCTGGCAGTCGACATCCTCGTCGTGTGCATATTTACAATCGCCTCCGTTATCCGCTCCTACTGGATGCGGAGGTTTTTTAATTGGCTTCACGTTAAGGGAATTTTAACATGAGCGATAAAATAAACGTACTTGACCACGGCTTTGTCCGGTTGGTCAGTTGTATGCAGCCCGTCGACCCGTCGGCTGAGGAAAATGACATGTGGTTTGGGGACCTCGAAATCGTCCGCAACGCGAGGGTGAGTTATGATGCCGACTGGCGGGAGGGTGATGAAAAGAAGGACCAAAAGCTTATTGACTACCTCTACAAGAATCGACACACTTCCCCTTTCGAGGCGATGGTTTTTACGTTCGAGGTCAAGGCACCCCTCTTCGTTCTCCGTCAGTGGCATCGTCACCGCACCTGGAGCTACAACGAAGTTTCTGCGCGGTATACGGAACTTCCCGAGGAATTCTATCTCCCCGCACTTTCTAGCGTCACCACGCAGCACCAAAGCAACAAGCAAATGCGCACTGACGACCAGCACCCAACGGCGCATAAGTTCGTGGAAGAGTTGAAAGAACACAGCGAGCGGGCGTTTGAACTCTACCAATGGATGCTGGCCGATGGATACCCCCGCGAACTCTGCCGCACCGTCCTCCCCCTTAATACCTACTCTCGCATGTTCGCTACAGTTGACCTGCACAACCTCTTCCACTTCTGCCGGCTACGTTTGCACCCACACGCTCAATACGAAATTCGCGTGTACGCGCAGGCCATGCTTGACCTCGTCAATACCATCTGCCCTTATGCAGTTAAGGCATTCAAGGAGGGCTTAGAATGATTGAACCGCAGGGGCGTCGGCCAGCTCGCATAATGATTATCGGGGACAGCCCAGGCCCCGATGACCAACTAAAAGGTCGGATGTGGCAGGGCACAGCGGGGGCAGAACTTCGGCGGATGCTGGCGCAGTCCGGCATCAACATGAACGACTGTTACTTGACGAATGTTTTTAAGCGGAGGACTTATGTCGAGGACCACTTTGACTTCAAGAACAAGCGCCCTATTGGCGGGGAGGTAGAAAATGCTCGTAAGCTTTTAGAGCGTGAAATTGAGGAATGCGACCCTACCCTCATCATACCTATGGGGGGGCTTCCCCTGTGGATGTTCAACGGGGATAGTGCTATCTCTACTTGGCGCGGGAGTCTGCTCGAGTGGCGGGGCCGGAAGGTCCTCCCCACTTACCATCCCTCGCAAATCATGCGCATGTGGGAGTGGCGAGCCTTTGCCCTCACCGACCTGCGCCGGGCGCAAGACGAGTCGCTAACCCGCGACTTCAACTGGCGAATTTACAACTTCACCGTTAGACCGCAATTTGGTCAAGTAATAGAGCAACTAAACAACCTACTTGACACGGCGGAACAGGGTCCGCTTAAGCTCTCTGTCGACCTCGAAACCCGCTCGCAATTCATGGCCTGTATCGGCATCGCCTGGTCGCAGACTGACGCAATCTGCATTCCTTTAATGTGTGTTGAAAAACCGGAGGGGTATTGGGATGAACACGAAGAACTGGAAATTGTTACAATGGTGCGTAGCTTGCTTACTCATCGTAATGTCAGGGTGGTCGGTCAGAATTTTCTATACGATGCACAGTACTTTGCAAAAGAGCACGGCTACGTCCCCAACCTTACCGACGATACCATGTTTATGCAGCACGTACTCTTCCCCGGCCTTCCCAAAGGGCTTGATTTTCTCGCTTCCATGTACTGCCAGAAATATGTCTATTGGAAAGGCGAGGGAAAGGACTGGGACCCAAGCGTACCCGAAGAGAAACTGTGGATTTATAACTGCAAAGATGCCTGTTACACGTATGAAATCAGTGATGTGTTGCCAGCGAGTTTAGCCCAAAACAACCTCACCGAACGGTACAACTTCCAAATGCGGATTTGGTGGAGAGCCCTCCGCATGATGCTTCGCGGCGTTCGCATAGACCTCAAATACCGCGACCAACTGGCAGGAGAATTACTCCATGAAATCATGCAGCGAGAGCAACGCATACTTCAGTTATGCGGCCATCCCCTCAATCCCCGGTCGCCCAAGCAGATGTCGACGTTCTTTTACGAGGACTGCAAACTCCCGGCCCAGCGTTCTCGCAAAGGCACTCGCGGAATCACGACGGACGATGAGGCGCTCACAAAAATCGCAACCCTCGAGCCCATCGTCGCTCCGCTCTGCAAAACCATCCGGGAAATGCGAAGCCTCGGCGTCTTCCTCTCCACTTTCGTACGGGCGTCTCTTAGCCACGACAAGCGCATCCGCTGCTCCTTCAATCCTGCGGGGACTGAATCGTTCCGGCTTTCTTCCTCGAAGGATGCTTTCGATTCAGGCACAAATCTCCAGAACATTCCGTCCGGTGATGAGGAGGAGGAACATGATGCAAATGCCTTGGTTCTTCCGAACATACGCAAGCTCTTCGTCCCGGACCCAGACTACATTATCTTTGACGTCGACCTTTCAGGTGCTGACGCTCAGGTGGTCGCATGGGAAGCTAACGATGATAACCTTAAAGAAATCTTCCGTTCCGGCCAGAAAGTTCACGCTGTCAATGCGAAGGATATTTACGGAGCGGATGCCGGCCCGGATGGCAAGCGGGAGCCGTATTACAAACGTGCTAAGATGGGGTGCCACCTTACGAATTACGGAGGTAAACCACGGACACTTTCAGTCGCCCTTGCTCTTACCATGCATGAGGCGGAGTTGTTCCAGCGCCGTTGGTTTGACATCCATCCTGGGATAAAGGACTGGCACAACCGCATCGAGGCGCAACTGCAGAGCACTCGTGAGGTGCGAAATAAATTCGGCAACCGCCGCTTTTACTTCGACCGCGTGGAGGACCTGTTGCCCGAGGCCCTTGCTTGGGTCCCGCAATCTACCGTCGCCCTCGTCACCAACACCCAGTGGGATAACATCGACACGCAAATTCCTGAAATCCAATTGCTCATTCAGGTCCACGACTCCCTCGTAGGCCAGTGCAAAATTCAGGATTGGCCACGCGTCAAGCCGCTTCTAAAAGAAGCGCTTAAGGTGCTGGTCCCCTACGATGACCCGCTTATTATCCCATCCGGGTTAAAGACCTCAACCCAAAGTTGGGGGCATTGCGTCGCTGAGAAGTGGTAAAACTTGGGGCGGTGATTAAATCAATTACCGTCCCATGTTCGTCTGTGGTCAACCGCACATACACGCTACCGGGGCATGTGATATGGACAAAAACGCATTTAAAACGCATTATACACGCATAACTCAAATCCGGGCGGTCACAGTACCGACCCCAGATTAAATCCGTATAAACGCATTTCTAATTGAGCCTCTATGCTAAAGAAAAAAGAAATACCTCCCCGCCCTTGCGGTTATTGTGAAGTGGAGTTTATACCGGCCCGAGAGTGGCAACGATTCTGTTGCACTAAGTGTCGGAATAACTACCACGCGGAACTTCGAGAGAAAGAAATCCAAGCACTGCTCGATGAGCTAGCACAACTAAAAGGGCAGGGGACGAAGGTATGAGGAATCACGAGAACTGGCTTAAAGCTTTTATCGAATACGCCAGCTTTGGCGAAGCCCCGCTAAAGATGCTCTTTTGGACCGGCGTTTCGACAGTGTGTGGGGCGCTGCGTCGTCGGGTTTGGCTGGATATGAAATACTTCCAGTGGGTACCGAATATGTACATTGTCATGGTGGCACCTCCCGGTATTGTCTCCAAGTCGACAACTGCGAATGTGGGGATGAACCTCCTCCGCCGTGTCGATGGCATTGTCTTCGGGCCAGACGTTGTAACGTGGCAGGCGCTAGTCGAAAGCATGGCGAAGAGCACTGAACTTGTGCTCGACAAGACGACGGGAGAATACCTCCCGATGTCCTGCATCACCATCGCTTCTGACGAGTTCGGCAACTTTCTCAACCCCGACGACCGGGAGATGGTGGATGTGCTTGTGAGTCTGTGGGATGGTAAGCGTGGCTCCTTCACCAAGACGACAAAGATGTCAGGCAATGACCTCATCGAGAATCCGTGGATTAACCTTATTGCCTGTACCACCCCCGCGTGGATAAGCGGCAATTTTCCCGAGTACATGATTGGGGGCGGTTTTACCTCCCGCTGTGTTTTCGTCTTTGCCGACTCGAAGCGGCAGGAAATCGCCTACCCTGACGAGAATGTCCCGCCAAATTTCCTGGCAATGCAGGGTTCGCTTATAGAGGACCTAAAGCAAATCGCTGAGCTTTTGGGAGAAATGAAACTTACCGACGACGCCCGTGAGTGGGGCAGGGTGTGGTACACGAATCACTGGCAGAATCCCCCGACCGGACTCAACCTCGAGCAGTTCGGCGGGTACCTCGCCCGGAAGCAAACTCTCATTCACAAACTTGCAATGGTCGTTTCAGCCGCCCAACGCAACACCCTCGAAATCACTGCCGCAGACCTCGAGTTCAGCGCCGAGAGCATCAGCGCCCTCGAGCAAGACATGCCGAAGGTATTCCTCCGCATCGGTCAGGACAAAATTACAAAAGGCACTACCGACATTACAGCCTACGTCCAGGCTCACGGTCGGGTGTCCAAAAACACCCTCTTCAAACACTTCGTCCGCACACTTAGCTTCAACGATTTCGAGGCTTCGTTGCGCGGGGCTGTACAAGCGGGCTTCGTACATTACCAACAACAGGGGAACGAGCAGTATGTCGTTAAAGGGGGTCTAGGTGGCGTACAAACCTGAGAGTGCATTTCGGTTCGTGGTTAACTGTCAGAAGGTTTGCTGTCCGTACGAGTATCTCCGACAAACCCGCAGGGAGACCTCACAGAATCTTGCCGACTTTCTTGGCTTCTCTGTGAGGACTATCCGGTACTGGCGACTGCGCTACCGCGAGGGGGTGGTGAAGTGCGAACGCCTGCACGATTGCCCCCACCGCCCCGACGCGCAGCCTATTACTCTTCCTCGTCAGCGAAAGACTCGGAAACTCCCGCCGCAAGGTTCCTAGCGTTTTTCGGCACAATACCGAGTTCCCGCTTGCGTTGGGCATCGAGGTGAGCTCGGTAGCTCTTGTGCAGTTGCCATTTCTGCAGCCGCATTTTCACATCCACCACCGAGTCGTTAAACTCCTCAATCCGCGACTCGACATCCGCCAGCGCTTCGCGGTCGTCGGCATCGCGGGCTTGACTCCACGCCGCCTGCAGGTTTTCCCGCTGTTTCGTCCAGTACATCACGGCTTCGGTTCGGGCCCAGTTTTCTTCTCGGGTCTTGTTCAGCCCGCTTGGAGTAAACCCAGCTATCTTCGCAGCCCCTTCCGCAACTGAGGGTTCGTAGATAGTTTCCCCAATCCGGCCCTTGACTTCGCCGCTATCAATCCACTCCATTCCGGAGCTAACTGAACCGACGATGCCGGGGAACCGCTGGATGTTCTGTTCGATGCTCTTCCCTTGCCCGAGGTTAATAGCCATTTCGCCGAGGTTTTTAATCAAACTTCCCGTCACCCCTGTCGAGGTTAGAAGCGCCCGGCCGGCAAGTTCCTCTGGCGTTTCCGGATGCGAGTTCACGATGTCAGTTCCGGGCACCGGATTACCGATACCCAAGCTTCCACTAACATCCACTCCCATCACATCGCCGCCCATACCCTTACTCCACCACCGGGGGTCATTCACCCAATGCCAGCCTTCGGGCGCCGGGATTTGTTTTATCCCCTCGCGTAGGTGTTGCCGGGCACTCTTCCCTGTCATCGACATCAGCACGGCGTCGAGGATATCAAGAAGATTCCCGGAGAACGGAAGGGCCTCATAACCACCGAGCAGCAACAGCACCAGCAAAACTCGCTGTGTGTGATTAATCGCGCCTTTGTCTCTCGCCGCTCCGAGCATTTCCACCCGACGCTGCTTACCCAGGTTATACCCCCCGGTCGAGTGCCAAGCAAGATGCACTGCGAACGAGAAGAAGATGGTGAACAGCGGCAACAGACCGCCAAGGCTCCCGCCCCCTCGCATAAACTTCGGGCGATTGGCGAGTGTGTAGCTATTCTGCAGCAAGTCCGTTTGCTTCACCGCCTCCTGATACAAACTCTCCAGATTCACCCCGGCGTTGTTTTTCTTCGCCTCCGCCATTGCCGCATTCAGGGTTGCAAGGAAGGTGATTCGCCGGGCGTATTGCTCGGTCATCGTAAACGGCGCCATCCCTGCATCCGCTACCCACTGCAGACCTCGGTGCGTGTCGGCAGCCCAGCGGCTCCGGTTGGTCATCCGGCGAGTTACTCCAGCCGTTGCCGCTGCCCCTAAATGCGCTGCGTAGTTCTGCACTAAAAAACCCTCAGTAATCGCACGCTCGTACATTTTCGCAATTTCCGGAGCAATCTTACCCTTCCCACTCACCAACACCCCGAGCTGCTTATTCGCCTTGAGCATCGCCGCATCACCTGCCAGCTCCCCGTACTTCGAGGTCAAAGCTCCCCACGTACTAACCATGCCGGTGAGGTTCAGCAGCGCTGTCTTTATTCCGCCCCACAGGTACACGATTGCTACAAAGCTCCGGGCCGCATACATCTCGTTCGGGGGCGCCATCATGTAATCCTTGGTAATGGCCATGTACTTCTGAGCGCGCTTGATGTCCTGCAGCAGTCTGCGGCGGGGACCTGCGCGCATCGGAGTTTTGTCCACCTCTGCAAGCATTTGCCGCGCCGACTGTTCGGCCTTGTTGAAGGATGCAAGAGCTTCCGTCCGGGCAATCAGCGTCGAGTTGTGCCAGATAAAGTCAGCAAAGTTCCGCATCCGGTCTTTGCTTCCTCCCGAAATCTTCTCAATCGCCTTGCTGTATGGTGCCAGAAGCTTGTCCTCTTTCACAGGGTGCAACAGGTCATACAGCGTATCCCGTTGTTCCTGCGTCATATCCAGCGCTTCCGCCGCTACATCCACGTACTCGCGGGGGAGTGCAAGTAAAGCCCGTTTTTCGTCGGTCAAGTTAGCGATGGTCCGAACCCTCTGCCCAGGCTTCAGATTCTTTTCCAACAGCTCCCGGGCTTTCTCCCATTCCCTGTTGCTTTCGAACATCTGGCGATACACAACCTTGCGCTCCAGCCCGTTTTGCTCATACACCACTAGCCCCCACTCGCCATAATCTCCCCGAGGCAAAAATGGTGTCTCCCGAATCGAGGCGAAAGCCTTCTTCAACTCGTTCAGTTTGACAAGGAATTCCGACTGTTCCTGTACCGCCACACCCAGCCGACGGGCCAGAACAATCTGCGCAGCTTCCGTATGCTGCAACAGCGCATTCTTACTCCGCAGATAAATTTCCGCTGCCTTTTTCCCCTGCCGCGTGTTGATGTCAATGCCAGCCTCTTTCAGCTTATCCACCGTTTCCGCTGTCATAACGTGCTTCCAGCCAGTTTCATCTCGTTGCAAAGCTGTCCAATGCACCCCTCCATCGGCTTCTTTTTCAAGCGCCCGATTCAACTTCGCATCGGCCTCCTTCCCCAGCATCTGCCAGTCTTTTGCAATGCCTTCACCCAGGGCCTGCAGCCGGGACTTCGCAGCATTGTATTGACTTGACGCGTTGGCCATCTGCTCAAGGAAATAGAACTCGGGGTGTAGCCACGAAATTTGCTGGAGTTGCAACAGTGAATACTGTGCTCGGGCGAGCCAATTCAGCGCCCTCCCCGTTAACCCCATGTTTTCGTACTTTTCCAGCGTCCGGGAAAGCGTGTCAATTTCCAGACCTGTCGCCGTGGTGAGGTCAATGTCGGTTTGCATGTGAATGCGGGAGTCGTTGCTGTTAAAGGTAGCGTTCGCTGTTTTAACCTGCGCTGAGTCAAAGGCAACCCAACTCGTACCGCCCTCAACGTCATTCTCGTACTTAATCCCGTCATAGCCCAAGTGTTGCAGAATGCTCTTTAGGGTTGAGAAGTCTTCCCCATTCCGCTGAACAGCTTCAACCTGCACCGGCGAAAGAACACCGAGACCTTGCAAATGCAGGGCCAAATCTACTGGAGTTCTCCAGATATGAATAGCCCCGACTTCGGAGAGTTCCAGCGGATTGCGGATGTTCAGATACACTGGAATAATGTTCATCCCAGTATCTTGCGGCCGCATAGTATCTCCGCCTACGGCATTCCGTTGTCCCCGGAACTCATCAAGTGCAATCCGGGCGTGAACTTCTTCCGGGGCTGACCTATACAGTCGGGCATGTGCGGCGAGTAAATCACCAAAGTGCGCACCAATATCTCCGCTATTGAAAGTGTGGATATCAGCCTTCGTTCCGTGGAACATTACCAGCGGACGACCGCTCGCCGTGACCACTTTACTTGCATTCGCCGGGTCATTCTCCCAGTCACCAAACCAAGCCTTGAAAAACGGGCTCCGCTCGCGATGCTTCACCCAAGCCGCAATAGCTTCTTTCTGTTGAGCCTCCTCTGCCCCTGCTGTCCGGGCGCCGTTCTGCGGGTCGGTGTCAAGCTGCTTCCGGACCCGCATTTTAAGCATCTCCACCATGCGCAGGTGAGCCGTGTTCAGGTCGTTACCGCGAATCAACTTATACAGCTCTTGCTTTTGCTTCACGCTAAAGCTACCGAAGGTCACAGCCTTACGGAGTTTCTGCGCCATGTAATTGTCGCGAGTCATAGGCAAAGTGTCCTTCGCCTTATCCAGAGCCTCCTTTACTTCCCCACTTACCGAGGAGGCGAATTCCTGCGGCGCAACCAGCTGGCTCAATTTCCCGAGCGATTGTATCCAGGCCTCAAAGCTGGTCCCGGCCGAAATCCGCCAGGTTTGCCCATTGTCGAGCTTTAGCCCCTTTTTCAGCGCAATGAAAAGCTTCCGCAACGAGTTCTGCACCTTTTCCAGCGTCGAACCCATAAGCTGCTGCCGAACCTTTTCCTCCGCTTCAACATGCTTAATTCCGCCGCTGAAGTACTCCCCCTTGCCGAGGGCAGTATCCCTACCGAGTCCTTTCTCATGCGCATACCTGGCCATCTTTTCAGCCATGAACTCGTCGAAACTCAGATAGTCCTCAACCAGCGCATTCGTCAATTCATCAATTTGCTGCGAAATCGCCTGCCGCTCTTCCGGCACCCGTGTTACAGCCATCCGTGCCCGAAGCGTTGCGATGTCCTTATTCCCATTCGAGACAACGCGACGAACAAAGCTCTCCGCATTCATCCCCGAGTACCCACCCATTGCCTTGACCAGTTGCCGCTGCACTGCCATCGCCGGGGACATCCAGTGCTGTTGGAACCACTCCGCCGACTGCGTTTTCATTTGCGCCCGCAGTTGATTGTATTCCTTCGCCAGCTCAGCTTGCTCCGGATTCAACCCCGCGATAACCTCTTCGCTTATTCTTCCCTGCCGTTGTTCGAGGGTAAACGCTGATTGTACTTCCGGCGCCACGCCTTCAAGGAAGCGGTGCATCGTAAGTGCATGTCCAAACTCATGGTAGACATTATAGAAAGCTTTCGCTTTGGTATGCTTGTTAAAACTGCCGGCATTGAGTGTACCTTCTTCAGTTGCTGAAAAGTTCCGTACGAAAGCTGGGATAATGAGGTATTCCCCACTAGCCAGTTTCTGCGTCGTACCCACCGCTTGCCGGGTGCTCTGCGTTTCATTTGCCAGCACAATCGTTGCATCGGGCATGAAATCCTGACGGAGCTTTTCATACAGCTCGTGATAGCCTGCCAGTACATCGTCGCTGCGGTCCGCAGTAGGCTCTCCGATTACATACGTAGCCGGCTTTGTTTTGACTTTACCGAGGGGCTGGCCGACCTGCTCCGCTGGTCCATAGGCAATACGACGCTGACTTCTCGGAACCGCATCGTTTGGGTTCGGCTCATAATTCTCCGCATTCACCCGCACTTTCAGCGTGTTCCCAATTTGCGCGTCGGAGCTTAAAGCTTGGTCCACACCCACCGCACTGGTCCCATCGTTCGCCTCGCCGAAAGGCAAGACTTTCTGCACCTGTGCCGCTTGGACTTGCACCGCCAGCTCTTCGTCTGCCAGCGGGTCAGGCAACTGGATAAGGGCTTCGCGGTCGGGTGGGAGGTCCGGTAAATCTTGGGACGTTGATTGATTTAATGACCGTCCCGTTAAATCACCTTCAGCGTTCAGCTCATTCAGAATATTTTGCAGAACCTCTGAGCCTTCCTTATCGCCGGCAGTTGTGGCCGTGGCCAGTTCTGTCTCCAGCCCGTCGATGGGATTTTCCATCGGCAGCTCAGGTTCCGTTCGTTGGGGCAACAGAGCATCAATTCCCTTCGCCGTCGCGCCACCAAGCACTGCTGCAAATGGAGTCTGTATCGCCGTGTCGACGACGCTCGCTCCCATCTCTTCGAGGAATTGTCCCAGCGGTTTGTCGGGCGTGTCGATGGCTTGCTTAATTCCTTCCTGCACAATGGTCGTAGGAATTTCCGTCATCAGCTCCCGGCCGACATACTTCATCAGCATTTTGCCGAAGGCTTCTTGCCCGAGGTCTTTAATCAACCCACCAATCGGGGAAAGCTCAAACGCCGTACCAACACCTGCCTGCAGGCCTGACGAGACCAGCGCACGTTCGTGACCGGAACCTTCATCCCGGGATTCCCCGTATGCCGGTAGCATTTCCAGCGGTGCCGCAATTGACAACGCCGCAGCTGGACTCTTCGTCGCCACACCAGCAGCGATTGCCGGAGCCATTGTCGCTACGCTCGTTGCAACCCCCTGCGCATGCCGAAGCGGTTCACTCGGATTCGCCGGCAAAGCATCCTGCAGTTCGTTCTGCATCGCGCTTCGTTGCGCTGCCATCTGCGTATCATGCGACATAATCTCAGTGTTGCGCAGGCTTTCGGCCGCACCGTAGACTTGCGTGTATGCCTGTTGGAAGGGAATTCCAGAATCGACGAGTGCCCGAATCTGCAAGTTCTGCTCCCGGGTCAGCCCGGTGAAGCCTTCGGTATCAAGCGGTTTCGGCCGCGTTATCAAGTCTTCCGCATTCTGCCAGATATTCTTCCCGGCCCCCACTACAGCTGTTCCGAGGCTCTTCGCCCCTTCCACACTGAACAAATCAGTCTTTGCAGGCTCTGAAGCGCCAAAAAATTCCTCATCACTCAGCACCTTTGCGGGTGCCGGGGCTTTGAGGAATTCTTCGTCGGTTAGAGGTTGCTGCGAGGACTGGCCAAAAAACTCCGCGTCCGAAAGTGTCTTCACTGGGGTACCCATCCTTTACCTGTCCATTTAGCCTTTTGGCCGTTTTGATTTGTGTATACCTGTCCCTCAACCCGCTGACTTGGGTCTTGCGGAGCCAGCGGGATTCCCGTGCTTGCTGAAGCTCCGCCACCTGCTGCCAGCTTTTGCTTTGCAATTGCAAGCACAGTACCAGCGCTCTTCCCGACGGTCATCTGTTGCGTCTGATTCACCCAGTCGTCGAAGTGCTTATACTTAGATTGCTCTTTAGGGTCAAGCGAACTCCACTGCGTAATTAGTGAATCCGCCATACCCTCGAAACCGCTCAAATCTGCCGAGCCCCTAGTGCTACTGGTCGTGATGTACTTATGCGCACCGGCCAAAATGTCAGCGTTGATTTCAGCTTGCGTCTTAACATCCTTATTAGCCATCGCATACAGTCGAGCCTCTTCATCCGGCAGGGCTGCAATCCAAGCAGGGGTAGCTTCGCGGCCTTCTTTACTTGCTGTAACATTTTCCATACTAGCTGCTGCACTCGCATTACTCGCATTCGCCCGAGCATTCGTTGCCTTAAGCTCAGCCTTCGGCAAATCAAGAGTTGCCTGATACGAAGCATTAACTGCGTCGGGGTTAGCGGCTTTGTAGTCCTGAAAACGCTTAGCTTCATCAGCTTCAAACTGCGCTTTCAGCGCCTGCGCTTCCGCCGTTTTACCTTGCGTAACCAGGTTCTGATATTGCTGCCGCGCCGTACCCTTACGAATTTCCGCTTGCGATTCCCATTCCTTAAATTCCACCGTCCGCTGACCGGTTTGCTGGTCGGTCGAGCGGGTGAGTGACTCATCCCGGGCTACTGAAGCATTCGTCCGCTTTTCATCCATTTGCAGCGCACGTTCGTCAATTTCCCGCTTGCGGTCAAGCTCCGTCTTAAAGCCGTAGAAATCCATAGCGTCAAGACCGGTCCGCCCTACCGCCTGCATTGTGCTTTCCCCCTGCTCCCGACCCTGCAGCAAGTTCAGCCCCATACGCAGAATCGAGCTCTTCACGTTTGGGTCGTCAAGCACATGCTGCCAAGCCTTCTTCCGCCCCTCGACTTCCTGCGGGTTTTGGGGAGGCGCAGCCATCATCGCCCCGTTCGGGTTGTCAAGGATGTCAGCCATCCCTGGCTGTACTGGAAACGTAGCCATTATTGCCTCCCTTCGAGTAGCGCTGCCAGCGAAGGCAGGGTTGTAACGTTGGGCGTCTGGAACTGGGCAGCAGTGAAGCCTCGCCAGTTATTACCGCCGGCTGAGGGTGCGCCAGGATAGGTCTGCTTCTCCCGCTTCCCAAGCATACTTCCTACGCCCTCCAACATCTTCTTGTACTTCTCAGCCTTTTCCTTCTCGGGGTCAGCAGCGGGTTGTTCAGGCTGTGTTGCCGAAGCCGTTTGTGGAGGTACCCAACCACCGCCGCCAGGAGCTGAAGCTTCCCCGTCCAGAATCGCAGTGAAGTCCGGCCCTTGCGGCCCCTGCGGAGCGAACTGCGGAAGGCTCTGCTTTTGCATCTGCAGCGTTTCCTGTTGTGCTTGCTGAAAAGCTGCCGCCGGGTCGAGGGGGCTCATCGCCAGATTATCTAACAGCTGCATCCGAAGTGGCGAGTTCGGGTCTTGCAGTGCTGCCGTTAACATTGAAAAATCCATACTGTTCTCCTAGAATAATCCGCCAAGTACTGCGCCGCCGATTGCACCGATGCCAGTACCCATTGGACCAAACATGCTACCAAGCTGTGCGCCGGACATCGCGCCACCAAGTGCGCCTGCAGCACCACCGCTTTGAGTTCCGCTTCCCGAGGTGCTGGTTGTGCTTCCAGAACTCCCCGCCCCGTAGACGATATTCGCCCAGTTTTGCAACGGAATCCAGCCGCTGTTCAGGTCCCAGTTCCGACTGTCGCCCAGATAGTTTTCTTGAGCTTGCGCCATGTTCTGATTCTGCTGCCCAACAGCGCCGTAGGCAGTTCCGGGCATTGTCGTCGCCTGCATAGTTTGCGGGGTAAGCCCGTAAATCCGACTGAATGTATCCAGGCCTTTGCCGTAGGCATCTGATGTAACACGGCTTGCAGTATCCCCGATTGCCTGCGCATAACGCCCCGCCGCGATACCCTCAGCCACACCCTGCCGAGTCGAATTCCCCTGCCCACCATTGGCGATAGAGTTATTCCGAATTGAGCTCATCACGCCGCCGGCGTCAGTATAGCTTTCGGTAATCGGACGGACGCTGGCTGAAATCGCCGACTGCAGGTACGGATTGCTGTTGACATCGAGCACATCGCTCAGGCCAAACTTCGTCGCTTCGCCTAGTTGCGGCAAGTACTGACTCGCCATCGTATTAGCGGCAGTCCGCGTCAGATTCTGCCCCGTTAACTGGTCCTGATTCAGGGGGACAACCTGCGCACCTGGGTACGGAGATTCCCCGATTTTCTTTGCAGTTTGCTTATACAGTTGTTCCGCTGTATTCTGAATCTGCGAGCGGTTTGCGGCCTCTTCCGGGGAGTAATTCTGCACGGTTTGTGTGCTGCTGCCTCCCCCGCCACTACCTTTAAAGAGTCGACGATTCAGCTTGTTCAGCGGCGGCGTGAAAAATTCTGGTTCATGTAGAAAAATTCTCATGTTATTTCCCCAAAATTTGCGACATCAGGTTTTGACCGAGTGCGTCAAAATTCTGTTGAGGTTTAGGGGACGGGCCAGCAACTGGTGGGGCGCTTTGAGCGGGAGAAGCGCTTTGCCCCTGACCAAACTGCGGCCCGTCGAGAATATCAGCTAAGCCAAGCCCACCCTGCGGACCCTGCCAGCCGGGCTGAGGCATTTGGCTCATTTCTGGCGCCGGGCGGGAGTACACCGGCAACGCCTTTGATGCGAGGTCCGGTTGAGGAGCCTGCATCGGTTGCTGCATCTGGCCCATCGAATTTTGACCCCAAATGGGCGCCAGTGGGTTATTCCCCAACCCCGAGAGGTATCCATTTGGACCTAAAACTGGTTGATGTATTGGCATTGTAATTCCTTTCAGTGAAGGTTAAAGAGGCATTTGCGCATATACACAAAGGGCGCATCCTCAAAACCCATCCGTTCCATTAGCGCTTTTGCCCGGTGCGTGGTGAAGGTCTCCAGTTCGTCGCACCCGTTTGCCCTTGCCCAGTCCTCTACGGCTGGCATAAATTTCAAGGTAAGCAGCGGATTTTTCCCGGCAAAGCCGACCAGACGCAGTGTCTTTGCCTGTGGATATTGCACAAATTCGGTTAAAGCTACAATATGTATCTCCCCTTCAGTATGGATAACTAGGGCTGTCATGAGCCCTTCGGAGATAAGCTTAAATACATCTTGCGGCTGCAGCTTTCCGTCAGACACAGTAACCCACTTGAACACGAAGGGCTCGAGGTCTGGCCAAGCCGAGGCAATCGTATCGCCAGCGACTTGGAAGCATTCCGCACCCTCGTACAGTGTCTTAACCGAGCTTGTTCCAGCTTGCGTTGTAGTAGACATAAACACCCTTTCCGGAACCGGGGTTCCAATCAGTTCCATCCGCCCCGCGCACCATCCCCTCACGAGGTCTGGCCGGGGCGGTGTGGAGAAATTCAACGTGCCGGGAAATGCCCAGCTGCATAGCTGCCGCAATCAGATTTAGCTCTTCTTGCAGATACAGCTTAATATCTTTCGGGTCTTCCGGCGGCGTATTAGGCTGGTACATTAGAAGTTCCCCCCGAACTCGACATCGAGCTCGTACCCATACCAGCGCCATTCGATGGTCGTATTCGAGGCAAGTTCGATGGCCAACAACCTTCCGCTTAGCAATACATCAACCCGCTGGTTCGAGCCAATGGTAAAGTTTTGGTAAGGTCCCCACGTCACCGGACCGTTGATAACATTCTGCGTTCCCACGCGAATCCTTACCACCCCGCCAAGCGTACCTTCAATTCGAGGCCAAATACCGCGAATGAATTTGTAGCTGGTAAAGTCTGGCGGCATACCCTGTTTGAAGGGTATCCCGATACCAGTGCGCTGCAAGAAACTACTCTGCGTAGCCGTATCGTTTTCGGTCGACTGGTCAGCCTTGTAAAGTTTGCTTTCCCCGACGCTCGCCATCAGCATCCCGCGCTCAGAGCTCTTATACAGCAATTCACCCCAAGCAGTTGTATCGCTATCCCAGGGTTCGGGGTCATTCCAGTCTTCCTGAATCGTTGGGTCAACAATACCACTGGAAATCATACTCACTTCCGGGATGTCCTTATACCCGACAGCTCCAGAGCGGTAGTTCCAGATAATGGCAAAGTTGGGGAATTCCGCTCCGTCGACGGGAATGCAAATCCAGACTTCCTCGCGGTTCGGGTTCGTCACGACAAAGCTTTTATTTACCGCCGCTTGGTCAACGTTAGCACTCAGCCACCGACGCCACTTCTTGTTCAGCACACTCGTTGCACTTATCCCATCGTGTACGACAATGTCGCCTTGAGCCAGTACAAGATGCCGGCCAGTAAGAAACTCTGTCGCGCAGTTTGGACTCAGCACCCCGAAGGTTCCGAATCGCTTCGAGAACCTGAAAATGTCAATCCCGCCGATGAACTGCTGCGCCCATACCGAATCCTCTCGGTAGATGATGTTGTTGTCGCCAAGCGGCAGGCAATCAATCACAAACCCGGAGCCATCGCTGAAGGTGTATTCCCCGGCGTCAAGTGTCGGGTCGGTTTCATCCCACGAACTGGGAACTGCAAAGGGGTCGGCCGGGTGGGACCATTTCAGCATTTGCGGGAATCTATCGCCATCCTTCGTTACGTCCAGCGCGATAAGATAGCTCTTGAAAACCCGCATAACCCGGCAGGTCGTATCGGCTGGCCAATTAGACAGCTCGGCCAGTTTCGTGCCGGTGGTCGCAGGTAGCCACATTTGTGGAGCATCCACCCCGTTGTTCAGCACAGGCACTCCGCCAAGAATCCCCCCGGTCCAAGGGTCATTCACTGTCCCCGTATAGTTAACGTCGACTTCAGTTTCCTGCCGGGTGATGTTGATATGGTCAGTACCGTCAAAGACATACACCTTTTCGAGTCCGGCATAAATCCAGTTATACTTGTTATCGCTGGCGAGTGAGAACAACCCGTAAGGGGTAATGTCGGGGTCACCGAAAACCTGGAAATACCCGGTCGTCTTGGCCGCACAGTCGTCGAAAAACCGCACATTCAGCCCGTCGCTCCACGCATTCGGGGGGAGGGTATGCGGGGGGACATCCTTTACAATCCCCACTGCGCCTAAATCGCTGACATTAAAAATTGGCATAATTCACCTCAAGTGCAAATCGTAGGAGCGTGCAGAATAGGCCGCTCAGGTTCTGTTGCAGAGGGCAAGCCGGCCAGCCGAACCGCCGTGTACACGTAAAGCGCCCGGGCCTTTGGCATTCCGTCCTCAATGCAGAGCTGCTCCAGCAGCAAGTCCGCAAACTTCCTCCACTCTTTCGAGCTTAAGTACCCCATCCGCATAAGCTGGTACAGGGCGTCATGGATAAGACTCCCTCGCATGAAATCGGGAGTGTCGATAGTCGGACCGCTTGGACCATCCCAAGCGTAATCCTGCCGGATGTGCAGAAACCCTGAAGTTTCGAATGTGATAAACCGAGTTATGATAAGCTTTTCGGGAGCCTTATCTAAAAACAGCCCATAGTCTTCCACGAGCTGGTATTTATACCCCGCCCGGTACTTAATCACTTTTCGTTCTTAGAGCTTGCGCCTAAGCCCTCACCGTACTTCGGCAAGTTGTACTGCAGGGGGTAGTGGGTGTCCAGCGGCCAACGGTACCCCAACACGCGGGAGGGGTCAAATGGCGCGATGGTCACGGCATTGCTCTGATTGCCGCCGAGTACCATCAGCCGATTGCGGGTATCCACACCCACAACTAGCCCCACGTGCCCAGCACCGCCGCGCTCGAAAATTACCACGCAACCGTAGGCTGGCAGTGCGAGCTTCTTCCCCCAATCAAGCCAAGCCCGTGCGCGGTAGTACGCTTTCGGGGGGTTAAGCTCGGCCATTCGAATCACTGCCCCAAGGCCTACCCCGCACCAAGGGGTCTCATCGTCTCGCCACCAAGCACCCATAAGCACCAACGCCTTTTCAATGAAAGGCGCAGTTTTCTTTCCGGGAATCTCCTTCTGCCCGAGATAGTTAAGTGCGATTTCAACCCATAATGGCTTAACAATGGTTCTCATTTCATCCCCCCTCTAGGTGCATATAAATCTTCGCGGAGTTTCTCCACCTTTTGGTCAATCTTCTCCACACGGTCATCGACACGCTGAACACTTGCATTCAGCACCTCGATGTCTTTCTGTAAAAGCGGTACGGCAAGGTAGATACTCCCCAACCCTGCAATTACCGACATAATTCCTGTTTCAATAAGCCGCGTCGTGAGTGGCGTCGGCTCGCCCTTTATCGCAAGCGTTACAAATGGAACATAGTTCAGCATTTGTACGAATTTGTCTGGCAATTGCTCTAGCATGCTTTTCCCCTAAGCTGTCCGCTTCCAGATATAAATGGCAACGGAGGGTTGGTAGTTTTTATTGGTGCCAGCTTCGCCAGCATTTGCAATAGTGTGAGAATGGGTCCCTCCGGTGGGGGTGTTACCTCCGTTTGCATTTACAAACTTTTTGGAGTTGCCGGAACCCGCACTGCCCCCTAGCGGTGTCGAGCCGTCTCGCGGGTCCGTGTAGGCATGCTGGTGAGTTCCACCCGCTTCCATCGTATGCGTGTGCTCCACGACAACGGCATTCGCACTCCCGAAAGTTTCACCGGCCGTATCCATCAGCGTATTCGCAGGGTCAATGCCGACAAGTGCGCGACCTGTCCCGAAGGCTTCCCAGGTGCCATAGCCCAGGCTGGTCGCGGGGTTCGTACTGGACAGGCTCAGATACAACCCATCAACCTTAATCGACTCATTAACCGGGTCCTTCAGTTGAATAGAGATAAACCCTGCACCTGTGCAGTACACCACCACATAGGCCCCATCCTGCACAACCAACGAACTTGCTCCGTTAATCTGTTCAGGGCTGTCGGGGGTAATCGTTACATCCCCTCCATTTGCATATACCGAGAACATGTGGGAGCTGGTAAGTGTTGCGGCAGCACTTAGCGAAAGTTCAAGTTCTTCGGTGCAGTTGAAAAGAACTGTCGTATCGCCTTCAACTACGGTGTAGTCCGTTTCCTTATCCACTTTGCGGAGAATCGCCCCGCCCAGGTTCGGGAAGCAGGCCAAAAGAATAGCCTTCAACAGGCGGATATGATTATCCCCCTCCGCCTTCGGATTGCCCGACTGCGGATAGTCCGCATTCAGGTCTTTGATAAAACTAGCTGATTCAACCGGCATCTTAATCCCCTCCCATCGAATATTCGCGGTTCGTGTGACTTCTTGATTCGTGTACAAGTCGCAGCCGAGCCCAGGCTGCAACCTTCGCTTTTGTAAATTCTGCAGCAAGCGTTGGATTCTGCATGTGTATAGCTGCCACCGCTTCACCCACTTCCCCCATCACCAAGTCGGGAGCATACTTCAGCCAAGCATTCTCAATGTTCGTGGTAGGGAGAGGCTGCGCTGCATTGTACCGCATACGGATGTTGTAGTTTTCGTTGGGCGTCGGAAACAGGGTAAAATGCTCGCCGGAAAATGCGTAGGCTTGCGGTAGCCCGGTGCAATTGCCCAAGGCAACCTGCAGGTCATCCTCATCGCCTTTCGTAAGCAGCTTCCAGTTGCCTTCCGCGTCCTCCACCCACAGTCCATTCTCCTCAAGCTCCATCAGGAAGTCGTCAGGGGCAGGTATGCGGGGTTCCCCGATTTCTGCCATCTCCGTTGCATATTCCGTAACGAGGAACCAAGGGTAGAATTCCCCGTTCTGCTCTAGTCGCACTGATTGCGCCAGCTGCATTTCGGAGATAATTCTAGTTTCGAGGTCAGTTCGATTATTCAGTCGCTGCACCAGCAGCGCCACTACTTGGTCCCGTGTCATATATCCGCTCCTTGCTTTGTCCAACTTCCTGAAAGCCGCCGACCCCGGCGCCAGCCAACTTGCTTTGCTGCTGCTGCAGCCCGAGCCGAAGCTAAAGCTATGCCTTGCGCTGCTGCACCTGACTCCCCATGCCCATCCACTTGAGCTGAGCCGAAACTAAGTCCGGCACCGTTGATTATACCGATGGTGCTGCCGGCGCCTTGGGCAAATGCTCCCGTATCGGCAATGCCGACAGTGTTAACTCGCCCATAACCAAAACCTGCAACGGTTGCCGCGCCTTCTGCCTCCCCAACTGCCGGCTCGAATACAATCGCTGCCGCACTAGCCTGTCCACTACCAGAGCTTGTTCCGGTAGCTGCTGTATCGGCCCGACCAACAGCATCACCTTCTGCCTCCCCGCTTGATGTCCCGTCGGCAAAACGGCTTACCTGCACGTTGCTCACCGTAGCGAACATCTGCTGAACGGTTGCTGTACCTGAACTGGTGTAAACCTCCCAGTAAAACTCATCAGTGGGACCAAACCCAACGGTATCTACAGTGTTTTCAATCCAGCCATCCGCTGCCACACCCGTCACCGTCAGCGCTGTAACGCCGTTCTTTTTCAGGTTTGCAGTAACCGTATTGCCTCCGGTAGAGGCAACATATAGCCGAGGGTTTCTAATTTCGCCGGAGTATCCAATGGGCACCCCCCGCCCGGTGGCGGATGCTGACGAACTTGTAGCGACCCCACCCAAGTGCACATACTGCGGGGTTGTGCTAAAGTTAGTCGCTCCATATCCACCGAGGTCAACTTCGTTAGTGTCAGAGGTCATCAGCAGATGCATACGTGCTATTGTCATAGACGTTACATCTACACCACCGTCCACCTCAAGCCGTAAATCATCTCCATCACTTAATGGGATGTCAAGAGCTTTCGAAAAGTTACCTGTCACACCGGCCGCGAGAACATGACTATCCTGCGTTACCCCATTCACAACAACTCTTACTGTTGTGGGGGTTGTCCGAGTGTTAGCAGTTACTGCTGTGTGGATACCCTTAACATGGGTGAAGCCTCGAATACGGGCAGCAATACGCGCCGATATAGAACTAACTGAAGCCGCCCCAAAAGGGGGAACATAGCGGGTAGCCCCACTCCAGTTTACGTTACAAGTGTCGGTTCCGTAATAGCCACCGTAGCCTGACCCCAGTTCTATCAAATGCCCAAACCAAGCGATAGTAGGCATTGTCCCGGAGTCGGAGGTTGACAGCGAGTACAGGTCGTTTGCGGCGAAAGAGCTGCTTCCTGACCCTACGTAGGCACCAGTAACGCTTCCATCAAACACATCTACTTGCGCTGTCGCCACCCCGTTTTTCCGGGTAGTTACGGTAACGTTACCGGAGCCTGCTACAGTTCGCCCTACCCGAAGCTCACTGATATCCGCCGCAACCAGATGCTGCAGCTGATGCCTACCCTCGGCAGCCCCGGCAACCCCATTTCCCCCTGCAGGGAGTTGATAGTGAGTCGAGACATCTCCCGGGTTTACTATCTGATACGCGTTTACCATCAATGCCTTAGGCATGACAAGCTCCTAGCAGACCTAAACGATTAATCTTCGGTAATTACTGTTTCGGTCGTCAGGTACGGGGTAACACCGCTGCCGCAAACGATGTTTGGAGTAATTTCCCCGGAGTACAGTAAGACACCGGCGCCACTGGACGCTGTACCAACCCCGAAGTGTGTGGCAGTTCCAGAACCGCCCGTCCCAACCGGGAAGGCGATGTCTTCTGCAGGACTTACAACACTGTCGGTCACAGTCCAGCCATCGGTGTCGCGGCTAACTGCCACGCGAGCGTAACTCGTATAGCCGATTTCGTTGGTAGACTGGTTACCGTCATCGCCGGGGTCAGCCGTATGTAAGCTCACGTACAGGTTCGTCAGCGGGCTGGTTCCGGCATCGTCGGCAAGATTAGCAATCGCGTCGCCATTGAAAAGCAGTTTCAGAAGGGCATTCTCAAACGCTGCACTTTTACTCATTTGAATCTCCTTGGTGGGATATGTCGTAGGTTAAGACACCGATGTGTCCGATTTGCTTACTAACATCGTGGTCTATCCAGATGTCAATGCCAGCTTCTTGGCAGGATTGGCAAAAGTTCCAATCCTCGCCGGTGTAATCCTGCAGGCTTTCGTTCCAGGTGATGGGGAACCAAGGCTGAGCAATGCGGTCAAACACGCTCATCTTAATCAGCATCACCCCGGTCCCTACTCGCCAGACCTTCTCGATACCCGACTTCTCTCGCGAATCGACCAGCGTACCCGCGAACTCTGTTTCAGAAAACTGCCTCGCGGTAGGATTAGCCGGAATAACTTTCGTAACGCAATTCGCTGCAATAATGTCTTTATCATGACGTAGCAACTGATGCAGTAAGTAGGCGGGGAATGTCTGGTCCGAGTCTACAAACAGCAAGTGCGTTGCACCCTCCTTTTGCGCTAGTTTCACCAGCATCTCCCGGCTTTTCGGAAGAATGCTCCCTTTGGTATTGTGAATGCGCAGCATTTCGATGCGCCCTCCACCAATCAGCGGCCGTGTTGCAGCTGCCACCAGACCTACTACGCTTAGTGCAAAGTCAGCCTTCCAGTCAGGCCCACTCGGTATTCCTACTACAATTAAAGGGTTTTTCATAACGCCCTCCGAGAAATGGGACGGAAATTAAAATAATCACCGTCCCACAAATTACAGAATCACTTACCCAGGCTTACGGATAAGTTACGTTACCAATGTAGGCAAAGGTTTTCTCGTGGTTGACCTCGAGGCCAACTTCGGAAATCCACTGACCCTTCTTGGTATCTTCGTCGTTGCCTTGGATATTTTCTTGTGCCTTGGTATCCATCAGATGACGGTAACGCAGGCCCGCACCGTTAATCACAAACATGGAGTTCGTGAAACGTGGGTGGGTGTTCATCAAGGGGTGAGTCTTGATGTAGAAAATACCTTGCGGCGTGACGAATTGCTGCAGCTTCATACCGTAGGTGCTGATGACACCGCCATACTCCACGTTGACGTTGCTGTTACCAGCAATCATCTTGTTGAAGCTGTTCAGTGCACCGTTACCTGCGAAGATGATGCGCTCATCGCCGGCACCTTCGCCGCTGTAGTCGAACACTGGATACAGAGCATCCAGGAACGCATTGACGGTTGGGGTTGTAGCGAAAATCTTCACATTCGACTGGATGAACGAACGCAGACCACCAGTGGTGCGCATTGGCTTACCGTTGGCGCCAGTCGTCTCATTCCGAACACCCCACATGAAAGCAGTTTCCAGCGCGACCGAGTGGTCGAACATCTTACGCTTCTTGTCGTTCTTCAGCGGGTCGCCGGTGCGAGTTTTCGTCTGACTTGCGGTACGGGTCATTTCGTACACAGTCTTGAAAATCTGGCAGTAGTTGTACACCTTGGTCGGGTTGCGAGAGCTGGCCGTTGGTGCGCCGGTACCTTCAGCAAACCGATTGCCGATTTTCGTCAGATAAATGCTGGTGCCGGTGGCTGCAGCAGTAGTGCCTGCCTGACCACGACGGATGACGATAGCGGTGTCGGAAGTAACCGAAGAAACTTCCACAACTTCGTTGTCGTAGGTAGCGCTGTCGGCTTTTTCAACCAACAGCAAATCGCCTGGAACCAGTTGCAAACCACCGGCGGCCAAGCCCAGGGCTGTGGACGAAGCACTTGCACCAGTCGAGTCGGACTGCACACGAATCTGGTTCAGTTCTTCTTCCCACCAGATGAACTCAGGGTCATCGGTGCCTGCACTTTTCGCCTTGGACATCAGGGCGGTCAGCGGGGTCACACCGTTCGGGTCGCGCCAGAGAATGGCGTCCCGAAAGTTCTTTGGGCGTTCGTCGGTTGCCCAGTCACCGGTACCACGTAAACCTGCAATAGCTGGCATGTTACTACTCCTTTAAATCAGTCTTCATCGAGGAATGCCCACTCGTCAGGTGCAGGCGGTGCTGTGCCTGCGCCCGAACTTTGAGCCGGGACAAATGGATTCGCGGGAGCGGCTGGCGCTGGCGCGGCGGCTGCGGGAGCTTGTAAACCAAGCATCTGCACACAGTAATCGCCAATCGCCTTCATCGCCTCTTGCCGTGTTGCCTTTGGGTTGGCAGCACGATACATTGCTCCCACACGGAGCACAGCGTCACGGTGTTCTTTCAGTGCCGGGTATGCGGTAAACATATCCGACTCAGCTGCCTTTTCCCGCTCCGTCGCCTGAATGTGATGCCCAATCATGGCATGCACACGCTGGGGAAGGGTAGAGAAAACGGCATCGAGAACTTGCATCTGCACTCTCGCGGCCAGCACGGGCAGCACATTCTCCGGTTCGGTTTGCAGACGAGCTGCATCCTCGGGGAGAATCTGGTAAGCCTGTACCAGCTCATTAAAATAGGTAGTCCTCGCAGCTTCCAGTTCTTGCGCGACTTGCTCAGGTGTCTGTGCGGGTTGCACAGGCGCCTCAACAGCCGGGGGTTGAACCGGGGGTTGTGCTGGAGTACTTGCCGGCTCCACGGGCGGGGCGGCCGGTGCAGGTGTTACTGGCGGAGTAACGGGAGGTGTGACTGGCGCTTCAACTGCCGGTACACTCGGAGTATCCGGTGCGGCCGGGGTAAAGTCGTCAGACGAACCACCGTCATCGTTAGTAATACCTGCCCAATCAGTGTCAACATTAGTAGGGCCATTATCGGGACCTACAGTCGTGTCAGGAGCTCCGCCAGTGTCACCACCGTCGCCAGTGTTTTCATTGCGGTAAACTCGTCCGTACAACCAGTTTCTCTTAAACATTTAAATCTCCTTTGTCAGAATTAGACTCTTTCAGCCGGTCAAGGTCCACTTGAACTTGTTCCAGCATCGTAGTCGGAAGGGCGAGGACCAATTCACCAAATGCTGCCTCACCTTTTAAGTACTCCTGCTTAAACGCCTCATCGGCCCGTTCGAGCGGGGAGAAAATCAAATCCTTTCGATTCTCCACCTGCTCCTGAATGATTCCGCTAAGAATCTTCCAGCCTTCGTGGGCCAACAAGCTTGCCCACAACTCCTTCTGCTCCCGGAGGGAGCTTTTGTTTTCCTCTTCCATTTCTTCTCCTATTCGCCAAATTATAGAAATACCGAGCCTTCGTCAACCTCTGTTTCCGGCTCAGCCCGTTGCGCCCATGCCAGGAATTTGCCCCGGCTCGTTAAGGTTAGCTCCAGGTGTCATCGGAATGCTGTTGCCCGCTTGAGCGTTTTGTAGGGCCTGTTCATTCGGAATTACCTGGAGCTTAAATTGACTGACGTTCTTAATCCCGCCCAGCCCGGCAACGAAGCCGAAAATCTTCGAGATGTCGTAGGTTTGCATAACCTGCGGGAAGTTACGCATTTGTCCGAGTAGAGTTGCCCACAGATTCGCCTGTGCAAAGCGGTCAACCGGGAGAGTTCCGTCGACGGGGACAAAGTCGAAGAAGCCGGCGATACTGTCAGGTGTCACGTTCACGAAGTCAGGGGCCTGTTCTGCAAGGCTCCCCACCATCCGATACTTGCGGTCGAGCGAGTAGAACTGCTGAGAGTTCTGCAGCAATTTCTGCGACATCGGCATGAAGCCCATAGCGCTGTAGTACTCGGCCTTTGTCTTCAGCCGATTCACACCGAACGTAGAGCTGCTTCGGGTCTCTGTTGCCGTCTTCCGTCCGCCCTGATTCACCAGCCCCATGATGTTATCGTTAACACCAGTCGCACGTTGAATCATTTCCGCCACAACTCCCATATCGTTCAGGTGCGAGCGGGTAACATCGGCCACCGGGAGCTGAGCGATTACTGAGCGAACGTCGCGGCCGTAGGCGGTGGGCTTAAGCCGCAGCAGCTTTCCGGGGTTTGGATTCTCAAAGTCCTTCGCCACAACCATCGAGGGGTCGAATACGAACTGATTATTCAGGGCTGCCCGAACATTGTAAAAGTGCGTGTTGACCAACCAGCTCATCACATCATTGAGCGGCTTCATCATTTCGAGGCTCGACTTCGTGAACAGGTTATACCCGTCCACTTCATCCTCGATAATGTCAAAGCCAAACTTCCCGTGCCAGTTTGGCAGCGGCTGTGCCCCGATAACTACGCCAGATGAACTCTTCGTGAATATCCAGATTTCTTCGCGGTCGCCGGTACCAAGCTGCCACATCTTGGGGATAAGGCGAACGTAGATTTCATACCCCTTGACGACGTAGGTGTTACGCTGCTCGTTTTCGGAGTTCCAGGTTGTTTGCTCGATGTCGGCGTTGGGAAGATTCGACACCGCATCCGAACCCATGTCACGGGAGATGTCGGCGTGGTCACCTGCAGCATTGCTCTGCTCCTTTTCGCGAAGCGTTTTGAGGTTAAAATACTTCCCCTTCCGTTGGCCCTCGTGCAGTTCCGCCCACGTGAGTTCCACGTACCGGGCGCAGAATTCACCACGTTGGAACTGGCTGAGGGGTACCCGTGGGTCGGGGAAGAAATCTTGAGGCCGAACGTTGTAGAGCCGGTTCCCGACATAGCCGGGAATCTCTTTCTCTTTCCAAACTTCCTTCGGCTCGAGGCCGGGGATGGGGAGGCCCATGAAGGTGGGTTGTTCCATCGCCTTTTCCTTCACCCGGACCGTTTCCTCTTCCCAGTAATGCCCGACAACCCCGTACCCGAACTTGCCGGGGTCCAGCAGCCAGATGTACATTTGTACCATAGCCTGCTGCATTTGATACGCCATCAGCGCTTCAACACACTGTTCCTGTTGTTGCGATTCGCCGTGTCGGCCTGCGTATTGCAGCACCGGGTCGCGGCTTAGAAACACCGAGGTGATGTAGGTGTGGGTGGCGAGAATCTGCGCGTAGCTGTACGGCACCTCGATTGTGGTGTACTGAGGCATCCCACCTTCCCGCGCGGTCTTCCGGAGTTTATCCGCATCACTTTCAGGAATATACGCGCGAAATTGCTCTTCATTCCGAGCCATCTGTTCATGCGCCCCCGAGAACTTATCCTTCGAGAGCTTCAGCCGGTGGTAGAGCTTCTTATTCAGTGCTTCGTGTTCTTTGCTGCCGTAGCGCAGCAGTTTCTTCATTTCATCCATCACGGACATCCTCCAACACGTAAAGGTTTATATTCGGATTCATCATCTATCAACTCGTATTCCCCGTCAATCGTTACTGCCGCTCTCAGGTGCGGGGTCAATTCCGTGATGCCGATAGCAAGCGCATCTAAAATGTCGTCGTGCTGACTATCATCCAGCGGGTCATATTCGTCCATCTGGGTGACGAGCTTAGACATCGAGGGGTGAATGTGCAAATGTCCGAAGTTTACCAGCCCGGACAGAGTTTGCACAATGCGGTCAGATTTGCGCCGTTTGTCCTGAATCTTACTTACCGGCAGGTACAGCCGACGCTTCTTCATTTCCTCTTCTAGGTACCACGCAAGAATCCGTTGGTAGCTGATAGACTCGACTGCTGCCCGCATCGGGGAGAACTCCAGCATCATATTGAAAAAGTGCATCGCTACAATGTCTGGCATCATAGCCTGTTCCGCCTGATACGCCATCACATACACATCAGGCCCAATCATCCCAATCGCCATAACTACGCAATCGTCGGCCTTCGGGCTGTCCGAACTCGCCGGGTCGATGGAGATAATCTTCAGCATCCCATGCGGCAGAATCTCCCAGAATTTCAGCTTTTCGATTTCGAACGTTTTGCCCTGGGCTGCGACGAGCGAACATTCTTTTTCCCGCATCCAGATATGATACTGTCCGCGGTTAATTGCCGCTTGCTTCTCGCGCAATACGACTTCCGTTGGCCAGCGCGCTTCCCAGCGGCTTTTCCCGTCCGGGTGCGCTTTGTCGCTGTAGTCGAGTATCCCGTATCGCCGCCCGTTCCACTGCGGGTCCTTGAGGCACTTTTCGATTGCGTCCTGCTTGTTGAGCGGGGTTTGCAGGAACACGGCCTTGGCGAGCGGACAGTCCGTTTCCGGGGCGAGGGAGTTGAGCAACGCGCCGAAGATGAGCGCCTCGAGCTTCTTCCTTTGCTCTTCCGTCGCGCAATTTTCCTCGTTAAGAACGTCGTCAATGATGATAAGGTCAGGTCGATAATCGTCCGGGTTAAAGCCGCGAATTTGTCCTGTAATCCCCATCGCGAGCAGAGTAATCGGAGTGTCTTCAACATCATGAAAAATTTCGCAGTGCTCATCGGTCCACTTTTCCCCTTTCCTTAGCCCGTACGTCTGGGCATACTTCTTGTTGTACATAATCTGGCGACGGAGCCAGCGGACGCTCATCATCGCGTGCTGTTGACTCACCGAGACATACATGATGGTGCGGGAGACAGCATAACCCACCCGCTGGGCCGTGAAGACCCGGAGCAGCGATGTCTTCGCCCCGTCCCGGAAAACCTCGAAGGCATTGTATCGGGAGCTGCTGTAAAGCAGTTGCCCCATCTCCCGGTGGAATTCGGGGGAGTCCTGCCGGAAGGTTTTCGGGAACATGAGCTTGCCAAACATTTCAAGGCTCTGCGCCCCGAGAAGAACCGCCTCTTCCACGCTGATGTTGATGTTATCAGTTAGGGCGTCCATATGTGAACTCCGGTGCATTTGCCGGGAATCGTCAGGGCGTCGAGGGGGTGCGCGAGGAGCCGGGTAGGCTCAGGCCACGGCACCATCCCGTCAAACCACTTAACGATTTCGAGCATTTTGAATTCCCACAGGTTGGCGGGGAATATGTGTTGAAGAATCGGCAGATACAGTTTCCGTAGCTGCCACCAAGCGTCTGTCGTGTGCTGATACTTCACCTCGACAATGATTATCTTTCCGCCCTTAAGGTCGAACAGCAACCCGTCGGGCTGGCGCCAGTGCACCCCCAACTCGTCGCTGTAGTAGAGCCAAGGACTCGGCACGTACCTATCCCCGAAACTCATGAGTAGGTGCTCTTGTACTTTCTGCTCATAGCGGACGCCCTGCAGCCGCCTCCCTGTTACCCGGCGGTGGGTGGCGAAGGGAGGGGGGCCGTTGGCAATCCGCGCCCAGCGAACCCGGCCGACCGCCTTAAAGTTCGGGGGCGTGGCCGGTAGCATCCTTTGTCCCCACTGTCACAGCGTTGTCAGGGTTGTGAACGTCGAGCACCTGCGGAGTCACATCGACCGTCTGCCCGACACTGAACATTCCTTGCCGGGCGTTGGCCAGCGTCTCCCGGCTGACGGTGAACACGTTGACCTGCGTTTGGGGAGTTTGGCCGCCGGGGTTCTTCTGCGAGGCGGGAGCGTAGCCAGCCCGGTGCATGATTTTGTCGAAGGCGTCGAGGACAAACTTCGGGTCCTCGGTGCGCTGGAGGGTCGTAGTGAGCTTTTCCGTCACCACATCGGCAAGCGCATTGAGCTTCTCCGGCACACTTGAGGCGATGTGGGAGAACACCTGTTCTTGCCGTTCCTTCAATTTCGCCTGAAATAAATCGGTGTGAATTAAGGTACTGAGCCAAGCTTGCGAGTACCCGAAGTAATCGGCGCATTCCCGGAGGGCTTTCTCGGGGTTTGTAATCATCCAGTTAATCACCATGTCGTGAGTGTGCGACAGGCTCTTCACTTGGATGTGCTCTCCGGTGCCTTTGGCCGGAACGTCGTCCAGGCTGATGTCGGGTATTTCGTTAATGTCATTAAGGTTCATGACGGTCGCTCCTTTACGTGTTGCCTTGCAGTATAGGGGCGGGGGCGTGGGCTTGTCGAGGGGCGTTGCCGGGGGAGTGTGGTCGGGGGTTGGGGTGGTGATTAATTTAATCTCCGTCCCAAGAATTCCCCGTTTTTTCAAGCGCCGCTTGCGGCTGTTTCGTGGTCGCACAGCGTCGCGCATGGGGGGAGGGGGGTATACACGCGAGGGCGGGAGGTGTATAGTGTGTTCATGGGGATTCGTTACGGGCCTCCATGCAACAATCGTTCATTAACAATTTAAGGAGCAACAAATGGCTATTAAAATAGCGAAGAAGAGTAAGACTGCGGACGGCGTAACCTTCCAGTTTGCGGATGTCAACAACACGATAGTGCATTGCCCATTGAAGGAACTGAGTGAGGCAATGGTTTTGCAGTTGGCAATACACGGACTGGCGCAGAAGGTGGGCGATTCGTACAGCGGGGCAGAATCGGTGGCCGAGGGCCTTGCGGCGGCATCGAGTGTTTGGGAAAACCTGAAACGAGGTGATTTCAATGCACGGGCACAAGGTACCGGCGGTATGGTGGTTGAGGCCTTGGCAAGGTTGAAGAGCCTGACGATGGACGAAGCGCAGGAGTTGTGGAATGCAGCCTCGGATGAACAGCGCGAAACCCTGAAGAAGAATCCAAGGGTTAAGGCGATGATTGACATTATCAAGGGCGAACGGGCCAGCAAGTTCGTTGATGGCACCGGCGATGACCTTGATGGAATGTTAAGCGGGCTGTGGGATTCAAAGGAAGTGAAGGGTAATAAGAAGAAATAACAGCAGGTGAAGTGGGCCGGGGAGAAATCCCCGGCATTAACCGGAAGGAGGTTGTATGCGTGCAGCAAAGTTCTATTGGGGCTGGATTGTGGTAGTTGTAGGTATCCAGCTGGTCACTCTAATAATTCAGGTTAAGGTGTAAATTTGGGCCGGGGAGGAAACTTCCCGGCTTTTCTCCGGCGGTTGGCGGTGGGAGTGTGGCGCGTCGCGCAGGGGCAAAAAAAAA